GCGTAAAGATTAGGTTCAATAGAACCTGACATAAGAGTTTTGACAAACTCTTGTCTTTCTGCGTTTTGGTGAATATCTTTGGTTAATTCTTTGATGTCATACATAATATAATACTTATCATAATATAATCACTACATAAATTAAGCTAGACCAGCGTCTGAAAGTCTTTTTGCTTCTGCAATTTTAACTTTATTTAAATCTTCAGCTTTTGTTTTATTTGCTGCTTCTTCATCTACTCCAGCTTGTTCTTTTGCTGCTAGAGCAGTTGCTTCATCAGCGTCAGCTCCACCAAATACTGTTAATACTTTTGTTTCAGGATTAATTGATAATCTCCACGCTTCTATACCATCAGGAACGTTATCAATTTTGATTGCGTTTCCTTTTGATACTGCGTCATCTCCAGTTTCAGCGTTTGGTGAAAAAGGTTCACCATTGTTTGTAAAGTAATATGTTCTTGCCATTTAATTAATCTCCGTATTTTCCACCGTAAGTAGTGTCGCCATTTCCAAACTGACCCCACCAGTCAACTTGCATTAGCAATGGATAGTTAGTTGAGTAGAAACCTCCGTGTAGCCAAGTTCTGCAAGCATTTAAACCGTAGTTTCCAGTTTTATTAGTTACTGTAGTTCCAACGTGTGAATTGTTATTAGGTACAACAGTATCTCCAGAATCACCACCTTGATAAACAAGTGTGTCTTCGGTTTCATCTGTTGCCTTTGGATCAAATGACCAAGTGTATGTTCTTTGAGATTGTGAATCGCAGTTGTCTGACCAACCTCCGTGGAAACCTGTACGTCCCCAAGCAAAGTAAGGATTACTTCTACTTGTTTTTGTTTGGTTTATACAAATAAATTTCTTAGGATTTTCTATACTCATACAGAAACCATTGATACCTGGACCATAATAATAATATGGTGAATAAATCATTCCCCAAGTTCCATCCCAAGTTGTCATAAATTTCGTGTAGTATTGGTGTCCACTAGAAGCACCGTAAGATGTAGTTGTTGATCCTGAAAAATCTTGCCAAGTTGACCATTGTCTACTTGCACCAGTTTGGTGAGCAGTTCCGCCTTTGACTGAACAATCAAATACACCGTATCTTTTACTATTACTTTGTTTTAATCCAAATCCAACGAAATCATTATTACCAACAACAACGCACCAATCTTTAACATTTTGATTAGTCCAAGTGTCAGAAAAATATTCAGTTGAAGTTAAGTTATCAAAGTATTCTTTAATTCTGTCTATTTTATTTAAACATTTAGTAGATTTAAATATGTGAATCTTTTTAGAAGTATTTCCACCTTCGTCACCAGAGTGAACCATAACTAAAGTTTTTGTTTTTTCATTGTATCCAGTACCAGTTGAATATGCTTGGTCTGTATTCAACATATGAGAAGAATAGGTATACGTGTCTATACTCGGAGCACCGTGATTACCTGGATATCTTTCTCTCATTGTAAATCGTCTATTAACAAACATACGTCTAGGTCTAATTCCTTCTGGAAGAACCATATTCACTTTACACCATCCATTTTGATATTCAAAAGAAGATGAGTATTGGTGGTAAGAATGCCAAGATACGAATCCATCTCTTGAAGATGTATAAAATTGTGCGTGTGGATATTGGTCACATTGGTACATACTTTTGTTCCAATATGTCCAAGATGAATAACCTTGTGAAGTTAAATCGTGGTGAGATACGTGTTGACCGTGGTCATTATCTGTATATGCGTGAGCAGAATCCGATAACATACCAAATCTATAATTTGTTGTTGAGTTACATACAGCACCCCAAGGTGACCCTACGTTGTTAAAACCAGAATCAAAGACTCTGTAATTAACGTTGTGATTTCCGTCAGAATTATCTCCCCACATACCAAATAGCGGTAGACCTTCTTTTCTATGGTCTATACTTCCGCCTGATCCGCCTAAAAGTGTTGCGTAATTACTCATTTGTGTTCTCTCCTAAAATTCTTTTTACTGAACTATTTATATTGTTTCGTTCTTTCATTTTAAAAAATTATGTTAATACCCAACCAATAAAAGATGAAGTTACATCTGGTATTGTTTTATATGTTAGTCTGAAATTAGCATAATTTGCGTCAACTATTAAATCTTCAGCAAGACCTGCGATATTATTACCGTTTCTTGCAATTGTTAAATTTTTATCTTTGAATTTTCCCATAGCGTCTGAAACTATAACATATTCATTATCTACTGGTGAAGCAGGTAATGTCATTGTGAAAGCACCGTCTGCTGTATTGCATATGTATGCATTACCGACAGCAGCATTAAAATTAGCTGTTTTTGTTTGCCAAGGTATAAAAGTAGCAGCACCCCAAGTTGCGTCAGCACCTGGACCTTGCGTCATTAAAACTTGTTGATTTGTTCCTGCAGGTAATCGTTCTACATCAACAGCGCCTTTAAAAAGCATATCTCCGTGTGTAGTTAATTGGGTTACATCACCACCCTTTTGTGCTAATTTTGTCCAATTGGTTGCATTTGAAGTTGCTACACCAGTTGAAGCTAATATGTTGATGAAAGTTTCCCCTTGAAAGGTTACAATGTCATCTACAACATAAGCAGTTCCAGCGTTGTAAGCACCTTGAAATACTGGTTTTATTCTTCCTAAATTTACTGTTGCCATAATTCTCTATGTCCCTTATCTATATTTATAATAGTTTTCGTCCCCACTTTTTAAATTTTTAATATGTAGTATTTTGGTCTAAATCTAACAATAGATTTCCATTTTCTACACGGTATGTTAACCCTCTTCTTGCAAGAAAACTATCCTCAAAAATATCTTCTTGTTCTTTAGTTTTGTATCTAGTGTCTATATTATCTGAACCACCTGTAACTGTGATTTGTAAATCTTGTTTCCATTCAGGAGTCCAAGCAGTACCACCCATATTATCGTGATCCTTACAATAGTAATATAATTTATCAACAGCACTTCCTACATTTGGACTTGGTATTTTACTTGGAACTACAAAAGTAACTGTAGCACCTGGTTGTCCAGCAGTTCCACTTACTGTAACACCTGTCGTATATTCAGTACCGCCAGCACGTGTTCCATCAGAAGTAGTTGAAAATGCTAATGGATGTCCAGACATACTTGAATCTGATACATCAAAAATATAAGTATTACCTTCCATCAAAGTTATATCTGCTTGTTGAGCGCCACCATCAACAACATAATTACCACTAACTAGTGTCATTGCTTTCTTTAATGTTTGAGTTCCAGGAACTATATGAAATCCATAAAACTCTAATCTATCTAATGATGTTTTTGTAAAGTCTGTTAAATTGCTCATTTTATTTCTCTACACTCTTTCACTATATTTATATTGTTTATAACTTCTATTCATTATGCTACTTCTACTAATTTCCAACCGTTAGTTGCACCAGTCCATACTAAAGTAAAGCCAGCGTGATTTGTATTAACTGTCATATCTTGTGCTAAATTCATAATATCATTTCCATTTCTACCAACAGTTAAATTATTTGTTGCAAATGATCCTGCTAAATCTAAAAATACAACAGCATCTCCAAGTAATGGAGCAGCAGGTAATTTAATTGTTATTGGATAAGTTGTTGTATCTACCAAATATCTATCATTAGCAGAAGCTTCAACTATAGTTGAACCGTCACCAGTTTTTGTTGCCCAAGGATTACCACCACCTAAACCTGTCCATTGTTGTCCGTTATAACCTTCCCAACTTAATAGGTCGGCATTGTATCTTAAAGCACCTGTTTTTAAATTTCCACCTGAAGGTCTTTGTGCTGATGTTCCTGTTGGAGGAACCCACGCACCTGTACCAGCTTGGTCTCTTGTCATATAACCGACAATAGCATTTTCAGTAACTAAAGCAGTATTTGAATCTCCACCTAAAGTTTGGTCTGTACTAAATTCGTTAATCGTAGCACCTAATTCTGCACCAATAGAACCAAGTTGTAATTCACTTAATCCTGAAAGGTTAAAGGCGTCTGCATTTAATGTTGCACTACCAGTTGCCTGTTCAATTTTAAATAAATCCCCAACTCTAAAGTCACCACCTTGGTCAGTTGATACCCAATATACACGACCACCGTTAACTTCAGTTACTTCATCTGCTTGGTCAGCAGGTTGTGTAGGTAAGTCTGGATAGTTTGTTGTAGTGAAATCACCAGTACCAATATCCAAGAAATCGTGACCAGTTAAACGAATATTTGAAAACTCAGCAGTTGAATCAACTGATAAATCTTGTTTCTTCGCTTTACTTTGACCAACAGCCGCTGTTAATCTTACTACAGCTGTTTGGTTAGTCGTATCTTCTTCTGATACTAACCCTACTCTATAAAATGTATTATCGCCAGGGAATTTAAGATTGTTTGCTAATTTTATTACACCAGAAGCATTCAAGTTTGATGTACCTGATTTAAACGCAATCAAAGGTCCAACTTGACCTTGTTGAGCAGCACCTGTTCGGTTAAAAGTGTAACTTGAAATATTGTGTTGTTGACTTGTAGCTACTGTAACTTTTTGTATTGTACCACCACTTACATAACCGTGTGCTAAATTTGATTTGTCAGTACCAAATTTAAATGTATTTCCATCAACTACGTCATAAACTTTAAATATTCCTGAACTTAATGTAGAATCAGGATATGTTTTACTTCCTTCTGAACAAGTCATTAATACATTTTCTACTTTAATTAAATCATTAACTGCTAATCCGTGAGTAGTAGATGTTACTGTAATAATTCCTGTAGTATTATCATAAACAAAATTACTAACAGCTGTTGAACCACCAACAGTACTTGCTATTGCTAATTTAACTGAACCACCACTTACATAAGTATGGTCAATAGCACTTGGTGCTAAAAAGTGTCCTATTTTAGTAGTTGAAGCAGTTGAAGAAACACTATAAATTCCTGAATAAGGAGCTTGTGGATATATTTTAGTTCCAAATGAACAAGTTGTTTTAATTCCATATAAATTTACAGTATCACTTGATGATAATCCGTGTGTTGGAGTTGTAAGTATTGCTTTACCTGTCGCTATATCATAAACGAAATTGGTAACATTTAATCTTGTTCCATCAGCTTTTTTAACTATACCACCATCAACATAAGTTTGTGCAACAGAACTTGTTCCTAAATCAACTTGAAATTGAGTTGTTGATAAATTAGCTGCCTCTACTGTAAATGCTGTATTAGTTGAAACTATTGGATATGTTTTATTTCCTGAAGGACAACTCATTACTATATCTCTTAATTCAATTAAATCTCCAATTGTTCTTCCGTGAGCAGTTGCTGTAACTATATCTCCACTTGTAGAACCTGGTAGACCACCAAAAGAAGCATCCAAATCAACAGTAAATGTTGATGAATCTTCTTTTGTAATTGTAACTGTTTCGCCTTGTTTGAAATTTCCTGTTACATTTTCTATATGTAAATAATCTAGTGATATGTTATATCTGAAAAGTGTAGCAGTTGCGCCAGAAGTATTACCTACAATTGTAGCAGTACCTTGACCTTGTTGTGCAATTGAATCTCCAATATCTGATTCTGTTGCTATTCCTCCAAAAGCAGTTTGGTCATATTTCAACATCAAACCACGAGTTTTAATATTTACTGGAACCTCATCTTCGTCATTACCAGAAGCAACAACACCTTGTTCTCCATATGCGTGTGAGCAGTTTAGGGCACGAATAAATCCACCTGATTCTGCATAAACGGCTTTGTCGCAATAGTATACGAATACTGATACAGCTTCAACACGTCCTTTCCCTAGGATGTGAATACCGATACCGTCTTCGTTAATTTGCGTAAAGTCATTCGCCAACATTGATTTATAACTTCTTGGATTTGGACCGTGAAGATGACCGTCAACTTGTACTCCGCAAGCACCTGGATTTAAAGATGTACAGTTTTGTATATAAGGTGAAGTAAGATATATATTACCAGTAGGGTCTAAAGACATAACAGCAGACTCATAAGGTCCACTTGGATAAACTTTTTCTCCTAAAGGACAAGACCATTTCATCTTTCCTATAGTCACCCAATCACCTACACTTAAATTGTGAGGTGTACTACAATCAAACGTCATTACACCTGTTAAGTTTTCAAATTGAGCATCACTAAATCCTACTACAGTTGATTCTGTTCCAACTTTTATAACGTGACCACCTTTAATATAAGTATGGTCAAGAGTAGATGTTCCTAAATTAATTTTAAATGTATCTGAATCTACTATTGTATCTACTTGATATAATCCTCCTGATAATTTTCTACCAGTCAAACCACTAAATGTCATATTTCTTACATTATTTTTTTCATTCAATAGATACATATTACAAGCATTATTATCTTCTAATTTTTTAACTTTAAATACTAAATCTCCACCGTTACCAATTTGTGATCCAGCAAGTGTAAGTATATCGCCGACAGAATATTCAGAACCACCGTGATAACAAATTAAACCATCTACAACACCACCTTTTACAATTACATTCCATACTGAACCTCTACCAACATCTGGATAAGTTTTTTGACCTTCTAAACAGTAATATTTCATACCCGATATTTTAACTTTATCACTTACTGACAATCCGTGTGCTGGTGTAGTTGTGATTGTTATAAGACCTGTGGTATGATTATATGGTGCGTCTGTTACCGTTAATTTTGAAAAATTGTCTTTTGTAATTATACCACCATCAATATAAGTGTGAACTAAATTAGATGTACCTAAATCTATTGTAAATGAAGTAGAATCTGGAACAGTATTAACTGTAAATTCTTCTTCTTGACTTGAAGGATGTAGATAATTGTAATATCCATCTGTAGCACCAGATGTATTATTAAGTATTTCTACTGTTGCAATTTGAGTACCTGAACCAACATCTGGTTGTATTCTTGTATTTCTTAAACTTTCTCCAACGATAGAAACATTTTCTCTTACTGTTAATGGAAATTTTTCTTTAAATGTACCATTTTTAAGTCTGATTATATCTCCTGCAACGGATCTAACTTTAAAATTTAAAACATTAGAACCACCTAATTGAGTACCATCAATTCTAATACAGTCATCTACATTATGAAAAGCTGACCCATTAACTATATGAATTTTTGGAGTTCCGCCGACAGTATCAATTTTATAAACTGAAACTTCCCCAACTTCTGGATATACTTTTGCACCTTTTGAACAAGTATAATTTAAACCTGATATTCTTACAGTATCTAACGCTGATAATCCGTGTGTTCCTGTAGTAATTGTAATAACACCTGTGGAATTATTATATGGTGCGTCTGTTACTGTTAAAGTAGTATCGTTAGTTTTTCTAACTACCCCACCATCAACATACGTGTGAGCAAGTGTTGAAGTACCTAATTGTACTGTAATTTGTGTTGAACTCGGTGTAGCTAAAACTGTAAATTCTTTTGAAGAGTGACCAAGAACATCATTATATACAGATTCAATACCACCAGTTCCACCAGCAGCATCTTTAATTTCTCTAACTGCATTTGATTTTGCAAAATGTAATGCTTGAGTAAGTGTTTGATATGGTAATGATTCTGATCCTGGATTTGTATCCAATCCTGTTGGAGAAACCCATAATACGTTTTTAGCTGAAGCACCAGACCATAAAACATCTTCACCATCATTTGTTAATACGGCGCCAGCTAGCCCTATCGGTAATCTGGCAGTTCCAGAAAGTGCTTCGTGGGTTAAATCACCACGAGTGGTCATTACAGCACCTGAATCACCAGCAGCTACAATCTGCCAAGTGACTGGGTCTGTTCCTGGTGTTACATTAATTGATTGGTCTTTTAATTGTAAATAAGTATTAGCAATATATCTTACTGTATCGCCAACATTGTATGTTGTAACAGCACTATAAGCGCCTCTCCAATAAAATCCTTCTATTACTACTTTCCAATAAGTTGCATTAACTGATCCATCTGCTTGAGCACATCTTTCATTTGTATTATTTGCTATACAGACATAACTATTACCACCATACTGAACTGTATCACCAGTTTTGTATACTGTTCCGTGAACATAAACTCCTACAGCATTAAAACCTGTTGTAATTACATCCCAATAAGCATTATCGGCAGGAGTTTGTCCTGTCGATTCATCTGCATTAATATAAACATAAGAATACCCACCATAAGTTACTACATCACCTTTTTGGTAAAGTGTAGCAGCGTTATAAGAATCTTCCCATTGTAAACCGTCTGAATAAGTGGACCAATTTGCTTCTGCAAAGTCTGATAAATTATTTCCAGACATATGCGCTGTTGTACAACGAGTTTGATAACCACCCCATTTAACAACGTCATCTAATCTGTAATATGTATCTATTTGATAGTCGCCTCTAAATGCTAAACCTTCACTATAAAGTGTAAAGTTTCCTAAAACTATATTGGCGTCACCACCAGCAGCGGATGTATGTTCAGTAGAAACTCTATATGTTCTACCACCATACTTAACTAGGTCGTTTAATCTGTATTGTGTACTAGAAGCATAATCACCTCTAAAAATAATACCATCACTATATTGTTCAAAATTAGATTGATTTAATACTGCGCTTGCCGCTGTATGAGCTGTAGTAGTACGATATTGTTTACCACCATAAGAAACTAGGTCGTTTAATTTATACCAAACTCCATTGGCATATTGACCTTTGAAATAAATTGATTCTTGGTGTAATGTCCAATATTCTGTATATGTTCCTGGGTCTGTATAAAATAAATTTTCATTTGCTGGTGACGTGTGATTTTTAATACACACATAAGCATTACCACCATATTTTGCTATATCATCAATTACGTAACCTGTAGTTACGGTCCAATCACCTCTCCATTTAAATTTTATACGCCCTAATTTAAAATCTGCCATTTATTTTCCCTATACTGCACTTTGCCAAGTTGATGTTCCAACCAATCCGCTTTCATCATACGTGTCATAATCAGCACCTGATTGTAAACCTGAAACTGTTTTGTTCTCCCTTTTAATAAAATATCCGTCAGTACTTATAAGATAATTAGCGTCTGTTCCAAAAGTAAATTGCTGATAAATGTCTGATGGATTATTAAAATATCTTTTATTTACTTGTCCAGCTGATACAGTTTTACCAGTTGCAGGAGCACTTATCATAGTTAATTGTGTTCCAGCTAGTGTATAATCTGTATACGCTGCTTTTAAATCTCCATCAACATACACCGCTAATCTATCCGCTGAATAGCCCATATCTGCATTTAAGGTGAAAGTTTTTGTAGAACCATCACCAACAAAATTTTGAGAATTAAAACTTTCTAATCTGTCTGCTACATAATTTACTTCATCTGTAGCATTATCAATTATTTGTCCAGTCTTGCCATCTTCAAACCATTTTGAAACGCTATATTCATCTGTTACCGTTTCTCTATCAATAGTAGTAATGTATAACATTCCATCTCTAGTCCGTCTTATACCATTAAATTTCTTTAACTTTTGTGTTACACTACTAGTTGGTATTACGTATGGCATTTATTCTCTCTAATTTCTCTAAAGTTAATACTATTTATACTATTTATTACTTCTTTGTTCATCATTTCTATGTAATTGCTAATATACTCGCTACTACTTCAACATCAACTGAAGCAGCGTCAGGATAAGCATCCGCAAAAACTCTCAACTTATCATAGTGCTCTAAATTTATAGGTTTATCTAAAGTCAATGTATTACTAGCAGGTACTTGTAAAGACTTACCAATAGACCGAAAAGTTGTTCCACCGTCTATGGTAACCTTTATGTTAACCTTTGCTTCGTCAACCGTATTGTTATTTGAAATATATAATGCGTGAATTACAGCTGTTTCTTGAGCACCAGCTGTATATAAATCTGCTGTGGAATCTTCTAAAACCCCTACAACTTTTCCTGCATTTTTAAATGTTGACGCCATAATCTTTCAACAAACCTATGAACCAAATACTACAGAATATGCTAATGAATCATCTTGCGTACCAATAGTACCTGAAGCATTAGGTAATTTCAAAATGTTATCAGCTGTCGGTTCTTCTACTGTCAAAGTAGTTTCATACGCATTTTCTATATTACCTTCAAATATAAAATTTGATCCGTTCATAGTAATATCTCTATCAGTTATTGCATTATTTGAAGTTACATCTTGCAAAGATACTGATCCTGCACCACCTAACTCTTTAATTTGTCCAAGAGATGTTTTTGTGTAGAATTTACCATCTTGTATATTAATAGCCAACTCTCCAATATCCATATTAAATGCTGATGGAATACGAGTTGCTACTTCTGTACGATATGGTTTTATTTTTGTTGCCATAGTTTATTTTTTCCTTTGTAATCTTGCTCTAAATTTAATTCTGTTTACTAATTTTGATTTTGTTAATCTTCTATCTAATTCAATTCCTAATTTTCTACCAATTCTTTCTAATTCTTTTTTAGTTTTGTTCTTTAAATCTTTAACTGTAATAACAGTACTTTTTTTCTTTGGTTTTTCAACGGCTGGTGCTCCTGAAAGCAAAAACCATTTAATTTTCTTCCAAAGATTCATTAGAAAGTTCCTCCATCAACAGTAGTAACTTCAACTTCACCAGAGGTAACTGTAAAATTGTCTGTATGAAAAGAAGCAACTCCTATGTTTGTTGTACTTGCTAATTCTCCGACAATTCGTAATTGATTGCCACTAGCAATTGTATTAATACCTTCGCCTGCTAAAAATTCTAAAGTACCTCCAATTGAAACTTGTCCTTGTGTTGAAGTTTCATCTTTGAAATAAAGAGGATCAGCAAATTTCTCACCTGTTAAAGTTCCATTTGCAACCATTGAATTTTGAACACCTAAAGGTTTAACTCTTAATGCGTCACCTAAAACATCAATTGAACTATTATCAACTTCTACATCCATTGTATTACCATCTTTTGATAAAGCGGCGCCTGCAATAATTTGACCTGCACCAGAAAATTGTGCTACATCTAAATCAGTTGTTCCAAATGTTGGTTGTCCTGTATGTGTAAATGTATATCCATTGTTAGAACCAATAGAACCTTCTTCTACAAATACAAATGAACCACCACTTAATTCAGATGGTTGGTCTTCTGGAGTTGCTCTTGTTAATACAAAAGCAGTTGATCCAGTACCAACAGTTGTAACTACGTATATACCGTTTTCAGCGGCAGTTGTTTGGTCTTTAACTAAAATTCTATCTGCAACACTTGGTGTTACACCATCAACTGATAATGCACCGTTAGAACTTGCTGTTAATGTTGCACCAACACCTGCTGTTCCATTATTATAAGTTGAAGCTAAATTGACAGTTGTTGCTAATCTACAAGAAGGTTTAGTATCTAACCCTTGAGCAACTTGGTCAACATATGCTTTGTTTGCAAGTGATTGACTTTGAAATCCTGCTCTATCTTCATAACCACTTGGTACTATAACTGAACCTGTTCCGTGTGGCGATAAATTAATATTTTTATTTGAAGCAGTAGTTGTAACTGATTGACCGTCAATTGTAATGTCATCAATTACTAAAGAAGTTAATCCTGCAATATCTGTTTCTGTAGCACCTAAAGTTAATACTGAACTACCTATTGTTGTTTGAGGATTTGCTAAATTAGAATTTGATATACCTGCACTACCAGAGAAATTTGAATCTGTTAATGCTGTTGCATTTATAGTTACCGTATTATCAGTAATTGCTGCTTGCATTCCTGCGCCACCAGCAAATGTTAATGTTTCACTTGTATTATAAACGTCTGTTCCAGTATCACCTGCTAAATCTAAAGCTTGGTCAACTACTGCAAATCCTAAATTACCAGCACCGTCAGTTTTCATAAAATGACCAGGTGCGCCATCACCATCTGGTAATGTAAATGTTGTTGTTGAAGTTACATTATTTGGTGCTTTAAGTCCTATAAATGCTGCCCCATTATTTGTACCTTCATTAAATTTTACTGTTCCACCTACACTAGTAGCATTACCTATAATTAATTCGTCTACTGCTTTATTATCGTCTACTATTACAGCACCATTTGCTGTTAATGTACCTTGTACGTGATCCAACATTTCAGCGAAATATTGTCCACCGATAACTGATATATTATTTGCGTCACCATTTCCATCAACTCCACCTTCCCCAATGAATAATCTATCTCCTAGATTACCTTGAGAACCTGTTCCATAAGTAAATGCTAATTCCCCAAGTTTTAATGTTGCTGGTGCCGAAGTACTTGATGAACGTTTTATCTGTATTACTGTTGCCATATGCTATTTTTTAAAAACTCCCACAATTAAATAATAGTGTTCCAGTCGTTGTGACTATTTCTGTTCTAGTTACAAATTTTCCATCACTTGACCTGTATTGAATCATTGCGCCATCATCTAAATTAGTTGTATCAACATCACCAAGAAGACTGAATTTTAGGGAAGAATTTTGTACTGCTACCGTAGATGGTAAAGTCACCGAAACTTTTTGTGGACCAGATTGTGTATCTACATTAATTTTTGCTGTAATATCAGGCATTCTCTCTCCCTTTTATCTTATATTTATAACTGAAAGTAGTTTGATTAAGTAGTAACTTGAGGTCGGACTGTAATTAATCCTTCAATAACTCTAGTGACACCAGCTCCTGAAGTGATTTCAAGGTCGTATACATATCTCTCAGCATCCAAAGCGCCTGATTCTGCTGCTGTTAATGAGAGAGTAACTACTCCTGTGGTAGCGTCTGTCGCTATTGAAGTAGTCATATTAATTCTTGTTCGTGTGGAAGCAAAACCTTTAGCCATCTTTGCTTGTGCCGTATAACCAGTCAGGTTAAACGGATTTCCATTAGCATCCTTTACAGTTACGTCTGAACTAAAGGTTGCTCCTTGGTCTATCGTTAGATTAGCTATTGCTGCCATTTACTTTTTCTCGGATTCTGGTACTTCTTTTTTAATCAATTTGACTATTTTTTCGTTGTAATATTTAGTTAAAACATCTATCTTTTCAATTTCAATCAAATGTCTAGTCTTGCTTACCTGGATTTCTTGTCTTACTGCTATGCAATTCTGTAATTCAGGACTAAACTTTTG